ATTGCAAACGGCGAATCAAAAAGACTAATTATTAACATGCCGCCCAGACATACTAAGTCTGAGTTTGCGTCATATCTGTTTCCTGCCTACTTGTTAGGCAAGCGTCCTAAGTTAAAAATCATTGAAGCAACACACACCGCTGACCTTGCGATAAATTTTGGTAGACGTGTGCGTGACTTGATTGACAGTGATGACTATGCAGAGATTTTTCCCAGTACACAGTTAAAAGCTGACTCACGAAGTGCTGGTAAATGGCTGACTTCTCAGGGGGGAGAGTACTACGCCTCTGGTATTGGAGGTGCTCTCGCAGGGAGAGGTGCGGATTTGTTTATTATTGACGATCCGCACTCTGAACAAGACGCGTTTTCTGACAAAGCCTTAGACGAAGCGTACGAATGGTATCAAACTGGGCCTCGTCAGCGTCTCCAACCAGGAGGTGCCATCGTTATTGTAATGACTCGTTGGTCTAAAAAAGACTTAACGGGTAAGCTCATGAAGCGGATGATGCAAGAAAAAGGCGGTGATGAGTGGGAAATAATAGAATTTCCTGCAATTTTACCTTCGGGCACACCGCTATGGCCTGAATTTTGGAAATTAGAAGAACTTGAAGCTACGAAATCGTCAATACCTCCTTCTAAATGGGCTGCTCAATACATGCAACGGCCAACGGGCGAAGGTATTTCTATAGTTCCGAAGGATTGGTTTAAACATTGGCCTGAAGATAACCCGCCTTCTTGCGAATATTTGATACAAAGTTACGATACAGCGTTTCTAAAGTCCGAACGTGCTGACTATACGGCGATAACAACGTGGGGGGTGTTCTACCCAGAGGGTAAAATAGGCGATCAACTGTACAACGGAGCTGACGCACACCTAATTCTGCTAGATTGTGTTAAAGAACGGCTAGACTTTCCCGAACTCAAGCGCGAAGCGATGCGTTTATACGAACATTGGGAACCCGATTCTATAATAATTGAGACTAAAGCGTCTGGTATCCCGCTAACGCAGGAATTACGCCGACAAGGTATCCCGATCAACACATATTCACCTAATAAAGGACAAGATAAGATTGCAAGACTCAACACAGTGAGTGCAATTTTCCAAGAAGGGCGTGTTTGGTTGCCCGAAACGTCTTGGGCGCAAGAATTAATGGACGAAATCGTTGATTTTCCCAACGGGGAGAACGATGACTGCGTAGACTCCACCACATTAGCCCTAATGCGGTTCAGACAAGGTGGTTTTTTGCGACTAGAGAGCGATTATCCAGATGAAGAAGAATATTATGCTAAATCACGGGTTTATTACTGATTTACCCTGTTAAAAAATAAGAGTATGGTGGCGAATTATGGCAGAAATCCAAGTTCCAGAAGATCTTGAATCAGAAGAGTCGATAGAAGTCCTTTTTGACGAGGACGACAATGTTCTCTATCCTGAAACACTGCAAGCTGAAGGCGAAATGCCTTTTGGCGAGAACATGGCCGAGTATCTTGACGACAGTGTCCTAGGTGAAATTTCTAATCAGATTACTGCGTCTTATGAAGACGATGTTTCTTCTCGAGAAAACTGGTACGAAACTTTTAAAAACGGATTAGACCTGTTAGGCATTAACAGTGAAAACCGCAGCGAACCGTTTGAAGGTTCAAGCGGTGTGTATCACCCATTATTAGCTGAAGCAACTACGCATTTTCAAGCGCAAGCCTATAAAGAACTTTTACCGGCTAATGGCCCTGTAGACACTAAGGTATTAGGAGCATCTAGCGATCCTAAGCAGATGCAAGCAAATCGCGTCAAGAATTTCATGAACTACCAGCTTATGTATAAGATGGAAGAATACGATCCTGAAATGGATCAAATGTTGTTCTTTCTTCCATTAGCTGGTTCTGCATTTAAGAAATGTTATTACGACCCTTCGATGGGACGAGTAGTTTCTCGTTTCGTTAAAGCTGAAGATTTAGTCGTTCCGTACACAACTACAGATTTACACACCACTCCACGCATTACACACGTTATTAAAATGACTGAAAACGACATGCGTAAATTGCAGCTAAGTGGTTTTTACACAGACGTTGAAATGAGTGCTCCTGGATACTCTACTGACGGAACAGCTGTTGAAGAAAAAATTAACGAATTAGATGGTGTTTCTAAAACAGGAGCTTCTGAAGAGTTTACATTACTAGAGTGTCACCTTGAGTTAGATATAGAAGGTTTTGAAGATAAAGATTCTAATGGAGAAACAACTGGGCTGGCGTTACCGTATATTGTAACAATTTGTCAAGACAACGGGCGTGTGTTAGCTATTAGACAAAACTATGACCAAGCTGATCCTATGCGTAAAAAGATTGAATACTTTACGCATTATAAATTTCTTCCTGGATTGGGATTTTACGGATTTGGCCTAATTCACATGATTGGCGGTGTAACTAAATCTGCTACTGCAATATTGAGACAGCTGATTGATGCTGGAACTCTTGCTAACCTTCCTGCTGGCTTTAAATCTCGTGGGTTAAACATCCAACGCTCTGATGATCCGCTACAGCCAGGAGAGTGGCGTGATGTTGATGCAGCAGGTGGGACTATTCGAGACTCTTTCTTACCGTTGCCGTATAAAGAACCTAGTGCAACTTTAGCCCAGCTGCTGGGGTTATTAGTTGAATCCGGACAACGGTTTGCGGCAGTAATGGACCAGCAGACTGGAGATGGTAATAGCCAAGCTCCTGTAGGCACTACTGTCGCCCTTTTAGAAAAAGGCCAGAAGGTCATTTCTTCAATACATAAGCGACTGCATTACGCACAAAAGAATGAATTTAAAATTTTAAAACGACTGTTCGGAGAGTATTTACCTCCTGAGTACCCGTACCAAGTACAAGGGGCACAACAATCTGTTTTTGCTGAAGACTTTAACAACACAGTAGATATTGTTCCTGTTTGTGATCCGAATATCTTTAGCACCACACAGCGAATTGTTTTAGCACAGACCCAATTACAGATGGCACAGAGTGCACCGCAAATACACAATATGAAAGAAGCGTTTCGTAAAATGTATATTGCGTTAAACATTAAAGATATTGATGATGTACTTCTACCTGAGTTTGATCCAACGCCTAAAGATCCTGTTCAGGAAAATATGGATGCGTTGATGAATGTGCCGTTAAAAGCGTTTCCTCAACAAAATCACGACGCACATATACAGGCTCATATGGCGTTTATGCAAAGTCCACAAATACAGCAGAACCCACAAGCGATGTCAGCGTTACAGGCGCATATTCAAGAACACGTTGCGTTAAAATACAGAGTGCAAATGGAACAGATCCTAGCGCAACAAGGTATTCAGTTACCTCAACCAGGACCAGATGGTCAAATGCCTCAGCTTCCACCTGAAATAGAAAGCCAGATTGCGGTGGCAGCTGCACAAGCTACTCAGCAAATAACAGGCCAAGAACAGGCACTTGCACAAGCGATGGCTGCGCAACAACAAGATCCTCAGCGTCAAATGTTCGAAGAACAAATGGAGCTTGAATTTGAAAAACTTAGTCAGCGAGATAGAGATTCTGAACGTAAGGTTCAGATTGAAAGAGAAAAGCTCGAATCACAAGAACAACAAACAGATATCAAAGTAGCAGCTACATTACAAGAAGCTGAAATGCAGAACGAGCGAGACATAGACTCTAACTTAACTGAGATTGCGAAAGTTGTTCGTGAATCCAGAGAACAGGAATAGGTGGCTTATTTAATAAGCAACATACCTCATTTTAATACATGGATCCGAAAAGAATTTACACACAATCATTTAGACTACCACGGAGAGTATTTACACGCAGTTGTTTTTGCGGTAAACAGCATTCCAGATAGATGTTTATCTTTTCAGGTAGTTTTTACTGGGTTTGAATTAGGACAGGAGGAAGACGCAGAAAACATACACGGAGGCGCAATGTGGGCTAGAATGCCAATCACTGCGCTAGTTGCTGATTCTGTTTTAGAGGAAATGCCGGAAGCCATGCCAACACATCTAGCTCAACCATGGGATTGTAGTTCACATGAGCACGCTGTTATTAAAATGGATCGTGTTTCTTCTAGTCCTTGGCTGTGTAAGATAGATAACGAATTTCACACTGGGCGATATTTATTTACTGTTGATTACACAGGTAATGATATCGCTGATGATCCAGCACAACATAAACAAAGTCATGTATTAGAGCTGACAGATGCAGGTAAATGGACAGGTAATATCGTTGCACTTCCTAACAACCGTGTAAGAGCTACTAACCCAGCACTTTGGGAAACAGGATCAGGTGCACCTGATTTTTATCCTAGTCAGCATTTACACAGTGCAGAAATTCATGACAGCTACATGGATCCAAAAATAACTTTTAATAATTTATATTCAGAAGGAGACAAAAATGAAGGGTAGAAAGAAAATGCCTAAGATGATGAAAAAAGGAGGCGCGGCTAAGAAAATGAAGCGAGGAGGAGCGGCTAAGAAAATGAAGCGAGGAGGTAGAGCTAAATGAAGCGATATAACCGAGAGTATCCTTCACCTAGTTCACAACCCGCTGGTGTAAAAATAGAGCCAATGACTGCTTCTTCAGAAGGATTTGCAACTCCGACTGAGCTTAAGCAGAAAACTATCGACATTCCTGGAAAAAATGTGAAAACTAAAGGAACAGGAGCGGCGACTAAAGGGTTAGATTTTATTAGTTATGTTAACTAATGGATTTCATAAAAAATTCGGAGCATCTGCTTCGCAAATTACGAGAGCGTCAAAACGACCTTTCGCAATCACTCGCTTCGGGGAGTGCAAACGACTATGTTCAGTACCAACGAATAGTTGG